AATCTTTTATAATTATATTTCATATATTCTCCTATGAGTTACCCAAGTGATGGCTTGTATTTGACTAACTGTATACTTAAGTTTTAAATCTTCGTTTATTATTTGAGTAGCTAGCTGATAATCAAGTTTAATCTTTTCTCTTAGTTTCTTACTAATTGATGGTACATCTTTCAAGGTTAATCTTTGACCTAGCCAGATACAATATGCATGACCATCTATACAGCATTCTTTCTTATCTCCAATAATACATTTATAAAACTCTGTTATCTTTGGTCCTTTTAATATGTTTAACTTCTCTTTCATTGTTGATGCTTGTAATATCTTTAAAGCCTTAACCTTATTATTAGGATAAGTACAGACATTCAAGTTCAAACAGTCATTAGGATCACCAACAGTAAACAACCTAATAAAGTTCTCAGCATCTATTAGGTTTCTTTCCCACCTATTAGTAGGAGATAGAGCTGCAATAGTCAGCGCTACATCTTCAACACTTACAGTATGTTTAATTCCAATATCAAGAGCAACATCATAGGCCGATTTGTACCAAGTAGAACCTTGTACACATTCACTAGTTGTAGCTAATGCATAAGTCCCTAGGATGTTTGATGTTCCCTGACTGTATTTAGTACAGACGAACATCGATGAATAATCAGTGTGCATAGTAAAGGATAAATAAAAGTTGACATTAAAAGATAGACCTAGCCTAGGTAACTAAGTTAGATCTATCCTTGCTATTACTGGTTAGTTAGTAGGCTTTTATATTCTTTAAGAAGATATATAAAAGAATAACTACACAGAATAAAATAATAAAACTATTCATAATAGATGTATTCTTCTTCTGGTTCTTCTTGTTCTTCTACCTCTATAAATGGTTCTTCATATGGATTTAATCCAACACAAATTCCATCAGAGTTGTAAATGAAATAATGAGGATTCATCTTTTGCATTTTATAATCCTCCTTTGATCACTCTTAGTTTAGGTCTAACAGCATCAGCCATTGACTCAATAAACTTATTAAATAGATTACGCTTTGTTGCTTCATTAGCAAGTTTAACTAAATCATCTTTAATAGTAATTGGTTCTGTTTGTTCATCAAATCCATTAGTCACAAACTCATAAACATTTTTATAGTTGATTATGAAGTGATTAGTTGTTGTGTTGTTCCAACTGTTGCAGTGTTCCCACTTGAACCACTTCATAAAGTTCTTATAAACTCTCCCATTGTGATTAATAATTCTGAGCCTACAACCTGCCATTTCTGGCCATTTGTGGTAAAGCTCTTGAACTTTGTTTAAATCCATAGAAACAAACAAAGTCATGTATGAGTCTTTAGGATCTTGGCCTGCTAGTTGAAGCATCCAAGGATTAGTCAAGTGAGCATCTGAAGGAATACGCCTTCTGTTGATTTGTTCATTAGTCATAAAGAACTAGTTAATGGATACGGTTAGCACTACATATAGTATGTAGTACTCAAGCTCTAAGGTAACGGCTACTACTGATAAGGCAAGTAGCTAATTGTTTCAATTGTGATAAGTTTTATTAATGAATGTAACACCTAAGTCTTGGGCTTGGTCGTGCATATAAAAAAAAATAAATGCAAATCATTCTCAATAGCCACCCTCTTAATTTCTCTGTATCACTGCGAACTTTACCTATGACAGTCAGCAAACTGCCCACAAATTGCCCTATATAAAGGCCTTTTATGGTAGCCAGGGGGTCAATCGCCTCGCCCCCATTGCGACTTGTACTCAAAAATTAGCAACAAAATAATTTTGAGCTAGTAAATCTCTAGTTTTAACCAGAGTTTTACGATCAAAACGACTTCACCAGCCAATAATAACCAAGCAAAGAAGTCAGCTATAGTCATTTCTTATTCTTTTTACCTTGTTTATTGTCCGAAGTATTAGCACTTTGAGATCTTATAACAAGATTACTGGAGCTGTTGTCCTTTGGATTCCCATTTTTATGGTGAACATGCTGTT